TATCTATAGTCTTTAAATTAAAAAAGGCCTGCTTCGCAGACCTTCATTTTATCATTAAAAAAGTGGAGCATGCGAGACTCGAACTCGCCACCTTTAGACTGCCAGTATGAACTCTGATCTGCGCTTACTATACTGACAAGCAGAAGGTTATCTACCCATTCAAAATCCTCCAAGATTCGTTTTAGTAAAAATCATCTTGATTTTCTATTTTATTTTATTCATTATTTTCCCTGTTCTAACGTCCAAATACTAAAAAGCCGTTCAACTCACTACTATAATTGAACGACCATAAACATTCAAGGGATTTCCTTTTCATACATTAACCAAAATTGTAAGGCATCAGAGAGCACAGACCAGCCAACCACTTTTTGTTGCCAGACTAAAACCTAATGCATCCATAATACCCTCAATTTCCAATGAGAAGTACACTATAGATTTGCGAGCCATTTCTTGCCAGACTTAGTATTAAGCCAAACAGCTATAATAGAACCTATCACAGCCATTACCGCAAATAAAGATATTAATGCTTCCATATAATTACTGTTTTATTATTTTATAACCTATGTATGAAAATATATAGGTAACAAAAATACCTATAAGTATAAGTATCCAATATTCTACTTTTTCTTGTTGTGTCGCAACAGAAACAACACTTCCTACCACTAATGCAGTAAAAGATATTTTTGCTAAATCATAAAAGAACTTACCAAGCGTTTCCCGACTTGTTTTCTCTTTTTCTTTAACTTCCTTCTTTACTTCCTGTTGTTCACTCCAACTTCCCATAGCTATTTCTTTGAAAAGTTCTCAATGGGTTATAAGCTTGCGAGCCATTTCTTCCCAGATTTGGTTTTGAGCCAAATCAAAAATGCTCCTGCTACTATAATGCCTGCGGTGAATATTGCTGCTAACATTTCCATATTGTGTTATTTTAAAATTAAGTTTCCAATATTGGCTAAAATTATGGTCAGTGTAATTCCGGCTACTAATATATACCAATTTATTCCTACTTCAATATTAGTGTATAGTGGAGTTACACCACCTAATACCAATGCAACAAAAGTCAGTTGGGAAAGGTTGAAAAAATATCCTGCGAGTTTATCTCGTCTAGTTTTATCTTTTTCTTTCCGTTCTTTATTTGCTTCCTGTTGTTCACTCCAACTTCCCATTCAAATTAAGATTTATTGCAAATATACGAAAATCAAACAATAAACAATAACATAAACCATTTATTTAACACACTTCACCCTTCGGCAAATTGGCCAGCACCTCGTCTATGAAAATTGATCGGTAGTGCGGGCATTCCAGCACTCCCTTTTGCTTCGCTTCCCGGTACACTTTGGAAAAGAGCTTTGCTTTCTCCTGGATTGTTGCTGGAATCTCTTCGATAGGTGTCGTCAAGAACCGGCATCCCCACCCTTTGCATGAAGGGGAAAGCTGGCAGTGGCCAGAATTGTTATAGAAAGTTGCGCAATGTAATACTATTGAACTTATCATTTCTTAACCTTTACAGCCACTCCTGTTGCCTGATAAAACGCTTGCGAATATTTTGTTTGAGGGAAATATTGGACTTTGAAACATACTATACCATCAGCCCCCAACATCTTTGCTTTATCCACAACTTTGTCCATCATTCTTTTGGATGTTGGGTAATACCCCCCTACTCCTTTTTCAAGCCCATCCTTATCTTCATCGGTAACTATCTTTCCTATATAAAAATCAACCTCCAACTGAGCCAAAGGGGTATAATCAAATCCTGTATCAGTCGGGCTTATCATAAAACCTTTTTCAACGTAATCCCTAAAGTCGATTGAATAAACCGCCTCATGATATACAGTGGCACATGATTGCAACAGAGCCACAAAAAGAATCAATAATAGTTTTTTCATATCCTTAATATGTTAGATAGTTTATTTTGCAGACATACACATAAGTACTCGATACACGCCGTACACCTCTGACAAAGGAACGTCAAAGTCCGAGAATTTCGGGTCCGGGTTAACCGAATGGCATTTCACATAACCTTCCTTACCTTTGCACTCATGAAGTTCCTTTACTATAACCCCATTTGCAGTGTCCAAAACGTATGTTTTACCCCAGTCTATAAAGATATTGGGGTTTATCTTCTTTATCAAAATACGGGAACCTGAGGGGTATTCAGGTGCCATACTATCTCCATATACTGTAATGGCAAAGTCTACATCTTCAATGGGTGAAATTATAGCCTCACAATTTTGGAGCATTGCGCCTGGAGCCGCGAACCCCGTAAGCGTTCCTCCCATAGCTGACATGGGAAGAAGATATGTGGTGAAACCCTTTGTATATTCTATATCTTTCTTATCAAAAGATTCTTCATTTTCTTTTCTTCTAAGACTATTTAAGAACAGACTGTTTTTTTCACTATCTAACATATCTCCAACCCCTGTCAACAACCATGCAGTGTTCAACTCTGGATAAACAGACTTTATCTTATCTAAAGATGCGGTACGTATGCTATCACCCACATTATTCACGAACCCGGTAGACAATCCTACTTTTTTCTCGAACTTACCTTGACTAATTTTTAGATAAGCCAAAAATGATATTAATCTCTGCTTTGTTGTCATACTGATTTATTTTCTGTATATTTGCACTGAATTTTAAAACCTATATTGCTATGTTTAAACGAATCAAACTTTGGTATCACAGACGCTTATTCATGAGAATTTATTTCATTTATCTCAAACACAGCGACAAGCCTCAGGATGCCGTCAATGATGCTTACGAGGATCTTAAAGCGATTATCAAAGTCATGGAAGAAAAGCTCTAGCCCTAGTATTTCGTTCTTTCACTGGCTGCGTAGGGTAAATAACAGGTATTGAAAATTTAATTTTAGAGACATTCTCATTAACCTGTTTATTTTCCTCACTAACTGATTTTCCTCCAAATTTTCCACCAAAACGAACTCCTATTACAGAACCACTTACCTCTACCCCTCCTGTTTTTTCTCCATTGTTTAAATTCTCAGAAGATGCTGAAACAGCCACTTCAAAATCTATATAGGAAATCTTCAAATCCCCACTAACCGCTCTTACCTTTTCCTCTGCAGAACGATTGCTAGGTGATATGATTGCTCCATTTTTCAGTTCTTCTTGACATTCTTTCACTGCTTCTGTAACATCAAAAAGAACTGATTTTATAAAATCTTTCAATTCCATAAATGATAATTAAAGTTAATCGCAGATTTATTTTCTGTAATTTTGTTTGTTACAGAAAATATTTCTGTATCTTTGCAACATCAAACAATAAACAACAGCACAAAGGAACGAAAAATAGTTCGGAAGTGCAAAAATATTGACTAACTAAAAAGAGGTAAACTCTGTGTTCTTTGATTTATTGATGTTGCAAAATATATAGTATTAACTTTAAAAACTGGAATAGATATGGATGAAGATCAGTACCAGACTATACGCACATCGTTGCAGATAATAGAACTGTTACTTAGTGCAATCATAGGGATTTTACTATTCGATTAAGCCGAATAGGTGATTGGCAAGCGCACCCAATAGAGCAGCGGTCAAATCACGAATGAACCTTTTGATGGAAGTGCGGATATCCTTGTTGCGGTCTTTCCGCTTTTTGCAGGCATATCCGCCTTCCTTTTGAAATTCCGTCCCTTTGGGTGTCATATCAATAGTAAACCTGTATGGCAAATTCGTATGGGGTACAGCCTTGATATATCCTTCCTCTGCCAGTTTTAGGATAATCCGTTTCGTTCTGCCGGGGTTGTCCGTTATATCAGCGAACACACGGTCTGAATAGTGCATGGTGTGGTTATATTCACAGAACATGCTTATGACGGTGAGAAAGAAATCTAAATCATTATCGGTTATGGCATCGCTCTGAGACATAATCATCGCTTCGATAGGGTTTCAAGGGTTTTGGAAAGGTTCTCGATGGTACGTTGCTGAGACTCAATAATTGCCAACAAACTTTCTTCCCTTTTATTAAAGAAATCATGTGTCGCTTCTTTAAAGGTTTTAGGATTGTCTTTGTCCAAGGTTAAATTGATGATGTATTTCGATACCACTTCATCCCCAAACTTGGACTTTAGAATGTTCAGTTGTTCATCCGTTAAATCCCTACCAGATGCTTCTATTGCATAGATATTTCCTTGGGTGCAGTTGAACATTTCAGCCATAGCCATTTGGGTTATTCTCCCATTTTCCTTTCTGAATCTCTTTAAATCGAACATATTATTAATAAATATTAAATACAAGTATTATTTATTGCAATAATAGTAGTAATAATAGTATTAATACTTATATTTGCAACATCAAACAACAACAATAAACAAAGAAAGCAAGTTTGAGTGAGATAACCAAATAAAAGTAATAACTAAAAAGAGGTAAGACAATGAAAAGATTCGATTTACGACAGATTATGAGAGATGCCCACAGAACTTACAAGTATGTAGGCAAGAAACAAGGCAAGACCTTCGGTGAAGTTCTGAAATCAACATGGAAACTGGCAAAACTGAATGTTACAATGCAGGAAGAGCTGGCAAGACAACAGGAAGAAAGAAATAACAAGGTGTTCACTCCGATCAAAGCAGAAAAAGTCACTTTCAAAGCCGAATGGTCAGACTGCTACAACTCCAACAGCCGTGGATATTTAGGCTCCCAGTACTGCGGAGATTAAGCGGTAACGGCCAGCGAGCCTACCTTTTGATGGGATTACCGCTACTAAATGGAGTTTGACCATAACAAACAGGAGAAGCGACACTCCGCAACAACACATCCCGAAAGACTCGGAACTGGTGACAGCAGAAGCAGACTTGAGTAGGGTTACGGGTGCAGTCCCGGAGGTAACTGAAAGCTGTCGTTTGCGTACTGAGAAAGGTACAATGCAATACGCAATATTCCTGAGTGAACAAGCGGCAAAGGGCGCCAAGCGTGTAAGGGTAAAATAAAAAGAGCGATCATGCCCCGAACGGTTATGCAGTGAAGAACAGTAGCTGACAACTCCGGTGGGAAGACCAGAGAGAGGTTATCGGGGCACAAACTAATAATATCTACTTATGATAATGAAAGCATTCTATAGAAATAGAAACTAAATTCAATGAAAAAACAAATGCGTATTCAGTAGTTATATCTTGACAATGAAAGCAATAATTGAAAAAATAGTAAAAATACGTCCTACAACCTATGGGTTTATAGGAAAAGATGATACCGGAATAATCAACAAAACCGTTGTCATAAAGTTGTTCACTATCCCGATATACAAGAAAGAAATTTTAGTTCAGAAGAATATTTGACAGTTCCTAAAAGCTAAATCCCGTATGGATTTTAGCTCCATTTTGAAATAAAATCAATGTACCTTCATCGGTAGGCTTTACAAGCTGAACTGCACTTGCATTGATGATGCACTTTTCACCATCCACGGTGATTTCAACAAACTTGTTCATAATACTTAATTTTTTGTTTGACACCACAAAGTTAAGTAAATCCCCCAATAAAAGCGTGATGCCGCCAATCGGATTGGTTTGGGGGAACAAAACTAATACACAATCAAATGAAAGCAATATCAATATTATGCGCAGTATCATACGCGATACTCCTTATTACCATGTACGATATGGGCGTATGGTTCTGGATAGCATCCACCGCCTTCGCGGTAACATCATTAGTGATAAGCAACGAACTTGACAATATTGAAAATCAAAAAAAATAAAGCTATGACAACAGTAGAAGAATTACAAAGCATGACACACGAAGACCTTGTAAGACGTGTGCAAGAACTGGAACAAGACCTTAAAGAAGTCAAGGAACAGAGCGACATGTGGTTCGATTCGTTCACCCGCCTACAGGCACGACACGAAAACAGCATTAATGCTCTAGACAACATTGTTAAACTCGCTAAATTGAAGTAATATGGTAAAAGTAACAGAAAATTGGGCGGCCACATTGAGAGCGATGAAGGTAGGTGATATCGTTGTGTTCCCTGTGCGTGCGATATCTTCCGTCAACACAACCATTTCCAGACTAAGATTGGAGATGTGTGTAGAAAATGCCGATTGGAAACGAACAGGAGAGGTTGACCGCAAGCGCGGAGAGTTCAAAATCCAGCGTGTGTCATGATTACGCTATCAGAGCGCGAGCATCTTGTCGCCGAACAATATTGCAAGGGTTTGGCCGACAAGGAAGTAGCCGACAGTCTGCAACGCTCGGAATGGACCATCAAAGCACAGAAGCGGGATATATACAAAAAGCTGGGTATTTCCAAAGATACCGAGCTTGTATTATACATGTTCTGTGAGCGCATGAAGATCAACTTCGATATAAAAGAGATACGTAAACACGGGCTTGAGCTATTCTTCTCCATCCTGTTCCTTGTCATTGCCGCATTGGATTTTCATCCCGACATGAGACAATGCAGCAGAGCAAAGACAAGAACCACCCAAGTATCAAGAACAAGACGAACAAAAACAGATTCAGATTATGAACTATACAGTTAACAACCAACTACGGACATCCATCTTATTTGATGGAACGGCAGAAGCACGGCTAGCAGACATCCTAGCCATCATGGACACTCATACATTCGGTAAAAGAGAAGCGGCCAAAATAGTTGGAGGCATAGGAAGGCTTATCAGACTGATCGAAGAAAACAAAATACGTTCCGACAAGCCTACATGCGCACAAAACGGGAAATGGTTCTGCAATGCCAGTGATGTCCTGCGTTATGCACAGGTCAAAATGCCAAGGAAGCCTAGAAAATTAAAAAAGAAAGTGGCATAAGCCACACGGGTAATTAGCTTAATGGAAAAGCGGTATTCACTTTTTTCTTTACGTTCAGACGGTTTGTGATTGTTTTCAGGAGGAATACAGATACAGGTTCGAATCCTGTATTACCCACACCCAAAGAGAGGGAGCCGTACACCCTTTAAACGTAGCCATGTTAGAGACTTCAAGGCAGTGAAGCAGAGAGCAATTTGTTAGATAATAATTTAACCCAAAGCCGCTGGAAAGGACAGCGTGAGGTGAGAGCCCTCTTTATATGTTATATTCTATATCCTTATTTATCCCGGTGTGTCCTGGCCGACTATCCGGGAACTATTTTTTTTAACTCATTTATTAACCACTAAAAATTATTGATTATGGGACTTATCAAAAAACCTAACGAACTGACAGTTAAGAATGCCCTGTCGGCATTAATCTACGGACAACCTGGTATGGGAAAGACCACACTGGCGTTAAGCTCTCCCCAGCCACTACTCCTGGACTTTGACGGTGGCGTTCACCGTGTGAATGCAGCCCACCGTGTAGACACCGTACAAATTTCCAAATGGGAAGAGGTGGATGAAGTTCTTACGAGCGGAGAAATTGCCGAATACAAGACCATCGTTATTGATACGGCAGGAAAAATGTTATCCTTCATGGATAAATATATAATGAAAAACAATCCCAAAATGAAGAAAGCGGATGGCACACTGTCCCTGCAAGGATATGGAGTACGAAAGAATATGTTCATCAACTTCGTAAACCAAGTCACACTAATGGGTAAATCAGTAATATTCGTAGCCCATGAACGCGAGGAAAAGAACGGAGAGGACAAACAGATACGCCCGGAAATCGGAGGTTCTTCTGCCGGTGACCTGATTAAAGAGCTTGATCTTGTAGGCTATATGGAAGCCATAGGTAAGGACAGAACCATCTCTTTTGATCCGTGCGAGAAATTCTACGGTAAAAATACCTGCAATCTTCCGGCACGCATAAAGATACCAGTTATCATTAATGCAGAAGGTACAATCACCGGACCGAACGACTTTATGACAAAGATTGTAAACACTTATCAGACCTATCAGGAAAAACAGGCAGAACTGTCCTCCGAATATGAAGGTCTTATGGAAGTTATCAAGGAACAGATAGCCATGGTAGCGGATGCGGACACGGCCAACGAAGTGAAACAATCACTGGAGAGCCTGCAGCATATCTTTGACAGCAAATTACAAGCAGGTATGCTACTGAATAAAAGATGCAAGGAATTAGGGTTGAAATTCGACAAAGTCAAAAAAATATATGAAGCAGCCTAGTTATAGAATCTATCCCTCATTACTTGACAAATTCGACAAGTATCTGAGAGCTGATGAAGAAGTGGAAAACTTCTGGAACATTGATAATGAAACCGGAGAGTATAAACGCTCTCCGGAAGAAATCGAAGAGAGCCTGAAGCAAGACCTTCTGGATGCTATCAACCGTGTACCGTTTGAGAGTGAAGCAGCCGACAAGGGAACAGCCTTCAATGCTATCATTGACTGCTATGTCCATTGCGAGAATCACGTGCCGACAGAGCGTTCCCCCTACTCCATCATTGGCGATAAGGAAACCAATACCATACAAGTAGCTTTCCCCGCAACGGATATCGCACCTGCACGGCATTTCCTTTTCGACAGACAATGGTGTATAGAACAGGCAGAGTATTTCAAAGGCTCATTAAGTCAGGTCTATGTATCCGCCATTCTTCCTACCCAGTACGGAAATGTGGAGTTATACGGATTTATCGACGAACTCCGAAAGGATGTTGTTTATGACATAAAATCCACATCTAAATACGAGTTCGGCAAATACGCCCACGGGTGGCAGCGCCATGTCTACCCTTATTGCCTAATTGCTTCCGGTCAGATGGAAAACATAAAGGCATTTGAGTTTACGGCTTATGCGCTGAAAGGCGGTACCAGCCGCACACCGCTTATCAGTGGTACGCAATATCCGGAATATTATACTTACAATCACGAACAGACAGTGAAACTGCTCACGGCACACGTAGAACATTTCATAGAGTTTTTGGAAGCTAATAGAGAATCTATCACGGACAAGAAGATTTTCGGACTGGAATAATGGCACAAGAAGCTATCCTTATAAAAGAAAAAGGTGTGGTAACACTGAACAAGTCCTTTGATTTCATGTGCTCGCAGCTCCGTAACGGTCGTTACAGGTTAATTATCGAACGTTACACAGAGCCGCGCACATTAAGTCAAAACGCCCTGATGTGGCTTTGGTTTACCTGTATCGAACAGGAAACAGGAACGGACAAACAGGACGTACACGATTATTACTGCAACCTATATCTACGAAGGACAACCATTATCAAAGGAAAAGAAACGGTCATAGCCGGAAGTACATCGAAACTGAACACACTGCAAATGACGGACTTTTTGAATAAGGTCAAAGCAGATGCAGCCACGGAACTGGGAATAACACTTCCCCTTCCGGAAGACCGTTATTATAACGAATTTGTCAACGAATATAAATATAGAAGATAATGAAGATCATAAAAGCTAAAATCACCAAGGACAGTACCTTGGTGGCCACCTACAAGGATGAGAATGGTACAACCACCGTAGAAGGCAAGAACCTGGTAACATCAGACCTTATCAATGCGTTCAGCAAGCTGAATCCCCACGCCGCTTTGCTTACAGAACAGAAAGAAGTGGACGGTATAGAATCAGTAGATGAAGTGCCTGATATCATAGGACAGGTGCTTGACGTTACAGGATATTCCATTGGCGGAGATGGAGATAATGAAGGGGTTACTCTGGTAGCCAAACGTTTTCTCAAAACAGGAAAAGTTCTGAACCTATGCGCTCCGTTCACCATGTTCAATAATGAGAATGAATCGTATATCAATGCCTTCGAGTTGGAGCAGGAAATCCAATCCTGTGAGTTCGAAGTCAAAGAGTATCTGTTCAACAAAAAATGGCGAATTGTACAACAGGAACTTCCGTTTGAGGAAGACACGGCGAACGCAGACGTACAACCGGACGCCATTCCAGAAGCCGGTACAGACTTCAATCAAGAGGTTGCGGAATTCCAGCAGGCTATGAATGATGCAGGGGTTGACATAATAATGAACGGAAAGAAAATTAAATCACGTAAACCACGTAAAGTCAAACAACTTGCATCATGATACCGCCGTCCCCATTTTGCGTAACTACTACCCCCAACTGCTTCAAACTAGCCTTCCCATATCATCCAAGATTAGTGGAGCTAGTCAAACGGATTCCAAGTGTAAAACAGAATATCCGGGCAGCCTATATCGCTGACGAAAAAGCTTGGAAGGTATCTCTACAAGATAAGGAATACGTGAGGATGATGGCAGATTGGGCGGTACAGACAAAGATATGCAGCCGGGTACAGCACAAAGTGACAACAAGAGAGTATAATGACTATACTATTCCCGACCTTCCAAAACTTACGGTTCCACACGGATTGCTGTTGGAACCGTACGAATATCAGAAAGAAGGCATCGCTTATGCGCTACAGCACAAGCGGTGCATATTCGGGGACCAACCGGGACTGGGAAAGACATTACAGGCAATAGGCACGGTTACGATAGCAAAAGCGTATCCGTGCCTTGTCATTTGTCCGGCCGCATTGAAAATAAACTGGCAACGTGAATTTAAGAAATTTGCCGGAAAAAATGCCATGATTCTGGATGATCGCAATAAAGCCAGTTGGCACCGTTTCTTTGAGACTAAATGCTGCAACATATTCATAACAAATTATGAATCACTGAAAAAGTTTTTTGTACTTAAAGTAAAGGAGGATGCACGGTTTACCATGAAATCCATTGAGTTTGATCCACGAATATCGTTATTCAAATCCGTAGTCATTGACGAATCACACAAGTGCAAATCCACCAAGACCCAGCAATCCAAGTTCGTAGAAGGAATATGTAAAGGCAAAGAATATATCTTGGAACTGACGGGAACCCCAGTAGTGAACAACAATACAGACCTTATACAACAACTCAAGATAATGGGACGATTAGAGGATTTCGGAGGATACAAGTATTTCGTAGAGAGGTTCTGCGATGGACCTAAACAGTCAAGCAATGTGAAAGAACTGAACTGGAGGTTATCATCGACCTGCTTCTTCCGGCGCGAAAAGGCCAAGGTACTCACTCAGTTGCCGGACAAGTCACGCCAATATATAGAGGTGGACATATCCAATCGCAAAGAATACGACAAAGCGGAAGCCGACCTGATACAGTATCTCCGAACTTACAAGAATGCGGACGATGAAAAGGTGGCCAAGGCATTAAGAGGCGAGGTAATGGTGAAAATGGGAATATTGAAAGCCATATCAGCCAGGGGAAAAATCAAAGTCTTTTCCGAATTCATCCATGACGTGATTGACGGAGGTGAGAAACTGATAGTCTTTGCTTACCTGAAAGAAGTAGTACAGGAATTAAAGAAGATATTCCCTGAAGCTGTCACCGTTACAGGCGAAGACAATGCTACTCAAAAACAGACAGCGGTAGACCGCTTCCAAAACGACCCTTCTTGCAAGCTGATCATCCTTAACTACAAATCAGGAGGTACAGGTCTTACATTGACAGCTTCCAGCCGTGTGGCGTTTATCGAGTTCCCATGGACTTTCTCCGATTGTGAGCAGGCAGAAGACCGAGCACATCGGAACGGACAGAAGAACAACGTAAACTGTTACTACTATCTTGGAAAGGATACTATCGACAAATATATGTATGATGTCATTCAGACCAAAAAAGGAATAGCCAACGGAGTGACAGGGACGGATGATGTGGTTAAGGAGAATGTGGTAGATATGGCAATGAACCTATTCAACGGAAGAATATGAGGAAACAGACAACACCATTATCAGAAAGCCAAATACAACATGATTGTTTGGTATGGTTCCGGTTACAATATCCCAAACTGGCTCGTATGCTTTTTGCAGTGCCCAACGGTGGCAAACGTGATGCCAAGACAGGAGCACGGATGAAGTATGAAGGAGCAGTGAGAGGTGTAGCAGACTTGATTTTGCTCATACCCAAAAAGGGATGGGCTTCCCTCTGTATAGAGATGAAGACACCGAAGGGTACACAGAGCGAGCACCAACGAACGTGGCAGACAGAAGCAGAGAGATACCAAAACAAGTATGTTATCTGCCATTCACTACAGGAGTTCATAAACGAAGTAAATTCTTACCTACAATGACTTATATAGATTACGTAAACCAATTTTGGAAGACACATCAGAGTGTAGCATTTTCCTCGAACGAAGTTTATTTGTACTTCTTCCTTTTGAACGAGTGCAATAGTCGGGGTTGGGAGAATCCGTTTGAGTGTCCCAACAGACGAATCGTCCTCGCAACCGGTATATCAGAACCAACCGTAATTGAAGTCAGGAACAGATTACAGCAAAAAGGTTTACTACAGTTTGAGTCAGGTAAGAAAAATGCGAAATCGCCCGTTTATTACTTAAATGATTTAAGTAAACCCTTAAGTAAACTCTTAAGTAATGACTTAAGTAAACCTTTAAGTAAAAAGGCTAACATTAATATAAGACTTAAGAGTAAAGATAATAATAACTCTAGCGAGTTATTTAAGCCCGAGCAGGAAAAACCTAAAAAGAAGCCTTCAAAACCAAAAACCGAATTTATAGCCCCTACCCTGGAACAGGTGAAAGATTACTTCCGTGACAAGCTCCCGGACTGGGAGCAGCAGGCGGAGATATTCTTCTACCACTTCGATGCGCTAAGCTGGAAAAACACCAACGGGGCTAAAATTGAACGATGGGACAGCCGGGCTAACCTTTGGATAATCGAAAAAAGACTTCAAAATGGAAACAAGCCTACAAAAACAGATCACTGTGATAATGTCCCCAGGACAGATACCTCAATCCAGGAAAAAGCCGGAGACACTGACACCGCTCCAGCAGACCTTGAGAAATGGATCAACAGCCTCCCAATTGGTTGACAACTGGTCCGGCACGCAAGCCCAGCTGAATTGTAACCTGACATTAGCACAAGCAATCAGGATTGAGGGTATTCCCACCCTTGCGGACATCAATGTTGTCTTCGGCAACGCCACATCAGTCAGGATTATCACAGAGCACCTGCAATCAATCCTCCGATACGCAGGCATTGATATCGCACCTCAACAACTTGCCGAAACGGCGCTAAGCATATTGGCCAGCTATTATTTTCTCAATCTGGCCGAGCTTTGCATATTCTTCACACAGCTTAAAAACGGAAGCCGTGGACAGTTCGTCTGGGGAAACAGGATAAACAACCAGTCCATTATGGTAGCCCTATCGGACTTTTGCAGGGATAGAAGAGACGAGCACGTCAAACTGTCCAATGAAACCGCCATGAAACAATCCCAAAAAGGTTTCACCCGGATAGAAGATGCAGCGTGCGCCATGATTGAGGGAGTAAAAAACATTCAGGAGCTCAAAAAAAAGGCTAAAAACGATTTCAGCGCCTTCACAGAACTTTTTCCTAACGTTCCCAATAACCATACTGCCTACACCTATTGGAAGGCATACGGGGGAAATGAGGATACAATACGGGCTATATACGGAGATAATGCACCACCTCCCAATATAGCAAGCGACGATATAGGAAAATTCTTATGCGAGTATAACATCAGAATCAATCACAAATAAATATTATCAACCACTTCAAAATTAAGTAACCATGGCAAGTAATGAAAGTTTCAAACAGGCAATCAAAGCCTATCTGGACAAACGGGCGGAAGAAGATTCACTGTTCGCCCCCAAATATGCGAATGAGAAGAAAAGCATTGATGAATGCTGTAGTTATATCATGGGTGAAGCCAGGAAGCGTGGTAACGCCGTAGCGATTTCAGACGAGGAGGTCTACGGGATGGCAGTGCACTACTATGATGAGGACGATATCAAAATAAACCGGCTGCCTGCCGGAGAGAAAACGTCCGTATCATCCTCCGCCAAACCTGTGGAACTCACCGAAGAAGATAAGAAAGCGGCACGTGACAAAGCAATCGCACGGCTAGCGGAAGAACAATACCAGACACTCAGGAAGAAAAACGTCCGAAAGAAAGCGGATGATAATGTACAACAAATGAGCTTGTTCTAATCATGAAACCGAGAACGAAATTACAGTTTAGGGTAGTTAGTTTGAGTAGCCAGCTACCTGATATAGAAAGTATGATGGCTGAGTGGGCGAATAATGATTGCCTGGACCATATAGGATATGCTACCAAGTCCCGTATCATATGTATGGAATGCGGAGAACGTTTTTCTGCAGAACTTGTAAAGCGCAAGCGTGCCGTTTGTCCTCATTGCGGTGCATCCTTAAAAATAGAATGGTCGAGGAAACGTACTAATAAGCAGTTTATAAGAATAGGAAAGGCGGATATATGTGAAGAGTTCCAGGTTCTCCGATGCTTTGAACTATATGCTTATTATCGTGAAGGCAGGGAACCTCATTATTTTATTCGGGAAGTGCTTCAACATTGGATTAAAGACGATGGAAAACGGGAAGTGATGGCTCTTGCAAGAAATACAGGCTGTAGTGGTTGGTGTGGAAATCTTGAAATTCGTAACAAAACTGTGGGATCGTATTATTATATCGAAGATAATGATGTTTGCTGTGATAAATACCATCCGGATTCTGTATTCAAACCGCAATACACAAGGATGGGAATAGATTACAGACTTCATGGACTGTCATTTCTTGATGTAATTAATATTATTCCTGCTAATCCAAAGCTTGAAACGCTTCTTAAGGCAAGGCGATATGATTTGTTGGGTTATTGGCATAGGGAACGTTATAAAATTAATGACTATTGGCCATCTATAAAAATCTGTCTTCGGAATAAGTATAAAATAAAGGATGCTTCGATGTGGTTTGATTATTTGGACTTGCTGAAACGTTATCATAAAGACCTGCATAACGCTTACTATGTTTGCCCTACGAATCTGAAAAAAGCCCATGACTTATATGTGGCAAAGAAAAAGCGTGATGATGAAAAGGCGCGCAAGGCACGTGATATGCAGCGGTTGCTTGAGCTTAAGAAATATGCCGAAGACTACATTAAAGAGAAATCGAAATTCTTTGATTTGAAACTGTCGGATGGCAAGATAGTAGTGATACCGTTGAAAAGCCTTGAGGAATTTCAGCAGGAAGGAGAAATCATGCACCATTGTGTCTTCTCAAATGAATATTTCAAGAAGAAGGATTCCCTTATCCTTTCTGCCCGGATAGGTAGTAAACGTATTGAAACTGTTGAAGTCAATCTTAAATCGTTTCAGATAGTACAGTCAAGAGCCGTATGCAACGGAACATCGGAGTATCATGACTGCATTATCCGGCTGGTGGAGAAGAACATGAGTTTAATCAAAAAAAGAATAGCATAATGAAAGATTATATAGAATTTTTAAAAGACAAGATGGCAATCAGCCATCAGACAGGATTTGAAGTTAAGGCTGATGAACTTACCCCGTACTTATATCCCCATGTGAAAGATACGGTACGTTGGGCTGTTTGCGGCGGTTGCAGGGCGATATTCTCCAGCTTCGGTATGCAGAAGACCGTAACCCAGTTGGAGATACTGCGGATAATCCTGAACCGCACAGGAGGCAAAGGGTTGATAGTTTGCCCCAAGCGTGTAGTAGTGGAGTTCCTGACACAGGCCGAAAAGCATCTGGGCATGAAAGTGACCTATGTACGTACTATGCAGGAGGTGAAGCAATGTCCGACCAATATCATGGTGACAAACTATGAGCGTGTCCGTGACGGCGAGGACGGAGTAAGAATAGAACCTTCTTACTTTACCGTTACCTCATTGGATGAAGCGAGCGTGTTACGTGGATTCGGAACCAAGACCTATCAGGAGTTTCTTCCTATGTTTGCAGAAGTTCCGTACAGGTTTGTTGCCACTGCCACCCCGTCACCCAACAGATACAAGGAGCTGATACACTATGCCGGCTACCTTGGAGTGATGGATACCGGGCAGGCACTTACAAGGTTCTTCCAGCGTGACAGCACGAAGGCGAACAATCTTACCCTCTATCCCCACAAGGAGAAGGAATTCTGGTTATGGGTAAGTACATGGGCGTTGTTCCTCACCAAACCGTCTGATTTAGGTTATCCCGATACAGGATATGAGTTACCAGAGTTACGGGTACATGAAGAAGTCGTGAGTGTGGATAATTCCACTGCCGGAGCCGACCGTGACGGGCAGGTGAAAATGTTCCGTGAGGCTGCTCTCGGTCTGGCTGATGCTGCAAAGGAACGCCGGGACAACATGCAGGAAAAGATTGCCCGTGTGGTAGAGATTATCAATCGCCCGGAAAACAAAGACGACCATTTCCTTTTATGGCATGACTTGGAGGCTGAACGTGAGGCACTCTGCAAGGCAATTCCCGGATGTAAGGCTGTGTATGGCTCGCAAGATGATGAGGAAGCCGACAGGGTGATAGCGGATTTCAAAGACGGCCGTCTGAAATATCTGGCCGCCAAACCTGAAATGCTTGGTGAGGGTCTGAACTTCCAGTACCACTGCCACAAGGCAATCATGTTCATTGACTACCGTTTCAACGACAAGTTTCAGGCAATAGCCCGTATCTACCGTTTCATGCAGCAGCATCCGGTTGACCTCTATCTGGTCTATGCGGAAAGTGAGGGAGAGATATACAAGAGCTTCATGCAGAAGTGGGCGCAACACCGCCAGATGGTAACCAGAATGACTGATATAGTCCGCAAGAACGGTTTGTTCGGTTTACAGGCAGAGGAAAAGATGATGCGCTGGATGTTCGCCAGTCGGGAAGAGAAGTCCGGCAAACTGTGGAAAGCTATCAATAATGACAATGTACTTGAATGTCAGAAGATGGAAGATAATTCGGTAGACCTGATTGTAACCAGTATCCCGTTCTCCAACCATTATGAGTACACTCCGACCTATAATGATTTCGGACATAATGAGGACAACGACAAGTTCTTTGAGCAAATGGACTATCTCACCCCGGAGCTTATGCGTATTTTAAAGCCCGGCCGGTTGGCTTGCATCCATGTAAAGGACCGTGTACTGTTCGGCAACGCTACGGGTGATGGTATGCCCACCATAGACCCGTTCAGCGAAATGACAGTGTTCCATTATCTGAAGCACGGATTCCGCTACATGGGGCGTATTACAGTGGATACGGATGTAGTAAGGGAGAACAACCAGACTTATCGGCTTGGATATACAGAGATGTGCAAGGACGGTTCAAAGATGGGTATCGGTTGCCCGGAATATGTTCTTCTCTTCCGAAAGTTGCCTTCTGATACCTCACGTGCATACGCCGATTTGCCCGTGACCAAGGACAAGAGTGAATACTCGCTTGCCCGTTGGCAGATAGATGCCCATGCAAGTTGGAAATCATCGGGTAACTCTCTACTGAGCTATGAGGACATGAAAGGAGCCGGAATAGATAAGATACGCCATCTGTTCAGGAACTACGAACGTGAGCATATATATAACTACGAGGAACATGTATCATTCGCTGAGGAATTGGAAACATACGGAAAGCTGCCTAAAACGTTCATGGCCGTTGACCCGGTAAGCAAGAAAGATTGGATATGGGATGATGTCACCCGTATGCGCACGCTCAATACCAAGCAGTCGCAGAAGAAACGGCAGAACCACATCTGCCCTTTACAACTCGATATTGTTGAAAGACTGATTGAACGGTACTCAAACAAGGGTGAGTTGGTGTTTGACCCCTTCGGAGGTATCGGCACAGTACCTTATTGTGCCATCAGACTGAAACGTAAGGGATTATCTACAGAACTGAATTATGACTATTGGAAAGACAGTCTTTCATATCTGTATGAGGCGGAGATGGAGGTCAGCGCACCCACATTGTTTGACTTGATAAATGTAGGATAAAAAAGAATGGAGAGCAGGTGTCGAACCTGCGCCTCCACAATGAGTGGCATTCTTTCCACTTAAACTGCTCCATTCTCTACTCCACTCAAATTGAAAAATCCCCAAATTCAGTTGAGTTGAAAATTCAACAAGGCTTTCCTTTCGGCATAGCCTAAAGGAGATAATTCCTAAATTGAGTTTAAAGCCAAATTTGTTTTTAATTATTATCGGCTTTTTATTCTGAGAATTTCTGAAAATTTCTGAGATACGTTCTGAAATGAGCCGACAAGTATTTGTCGGTATTATTTTCATAAAAGTATTTATTAGAAATTAAACAATAATTAAAAAGCAACAAGGATTTGAACCTTAACGTCAATGCGTACCATTTAGTTACTTGGCACAAATATAAGTAAAAAATAATAAGATGAAAGCAATAACCATAAAACAGCCGTGGGCCTCTTTGATAGTCCATGGTATTAAAAACATTGAGAACCGTACTTGGAGCTGCCCTAAGAAATACTTAGGGCAGAGGGTACTGATTCATTCAAGCGGTAAACCTTTGAATTATGATAATTTCTATGATTCAATACTTACCAATGAGCAGTTATTGGCATTACCGGAAAACAAAGAGTGGAAAGATTTTAGTTTTTGTACAGGCTCCATAATCGGAAGCGTCGAGATAATAGACTGTGTACAAAACCATCCTTCCATCTGGGCAGAGAAAGGAGTTTATAACTGGGTACTAGCTAACCCTATTCTCTACGAAAATCCAATTAAGGACGTGAAAGGCAAATTATCCTTTTGGGATTATCCCGGTATCAAAGAGGTAAAGATAGAATGTCCGGAATGTGGCAGTATAGAAATAGCTGTTGAGGACTATACAACGGCACCATTCCCAACTTATTTGCATAGGTGTAATAAGTGTGAACATGTGATTATAGAAAGTGAGTGGAAGGAGGTAAAACTATGAGAGATTTTTATGAACTGATAAACCAATATCCATGGACTACTATTTTTCTTGCTATTTTCATTTATGAAGTGATTAAATGTGTGATGTCTAATTTGAAAAAGAAATAGCCATGAGCAAACTATATAAAGTAACTATTTTCGGGGAATCATTCCTAATCGGGTGGTTCCCTTTCTCTTCACGCTGGTATAACAAGCTAAAGATAATCAAATGATAGTACGTCATTTTATAAAAGTTCCGGTCCAAGAGTAGCACTTAGTACTATTTCCGACAACCATGCAGATGTCGTGTTTCTGTATCAGAATTATGGGGATTTCAGTGGGGATATAGAGTATCTTTATGCCGAAATCGTAAATCGGTTAAAATTCAAAGGGCTAATCAATTAATGAGCCGGAGTTTTAATGCTCCGGCTTTATTGAAAATTTTGGTAAGAAAATAGCTATTAGTCTATCAACATAACTATGGATTCTGCCAAGCTCCTCTATGTACTGTGGTGTATCAAACGGGCCACATCCTTCCTCATAATTTTCATGTAGTCCTTCAATTATTTCATAATGTTCAAAAATTAGTTTTACGTTTTCATTGTGCTTATATCTTACATCATAATTTTTTAAGTAATCATATAATGATTGGATTGATGATTCGCAAGAACCATAATCACCGTTGTCTCGATATATTCTAAAATCATTTTCTATTTCCCTTTTGCAAGTAACAAGCTTTCTTAATAATTCCTTATCTATGCTGTTACACAATTCATTGATATACTTATATGATTCAAATTCTTTTTGAAGTTCAATTTTGTGTTCTTCCAATGATTTATTATAGCTATCTTTTACAGACTCGATTTCTTTAGTAATCCCTGCAATATCTTCTTTTGTTGCCAAATCTTCTCCTTTCTTTTTGGCGTAAGACTGAAAACACAAAAAGATAACACTCCCAACAATGTTCCCTATGAAGAACAGTATTCCAATTATTAAATAGTCCATATTATTCTCCTTTCTCTAATTTAATTTTTTTTCCACAGTGAGGGCAAATAATAGCGTTTTCTTCTTTATCCTCATTCAGTAAGTCAATTATTCCTACATCCAATGCCTTTGCTATTTCACCTAACTTCCCAATAGTAGGGTTACCGGACACGGCGGCATACAGGGCTTGATATGTCACTCCCATTCTTTTAGCAAGGTCTTGCATGGTAATACCCTGCTGTTTGCAGATTTCTTGTACTCTTAGCATGATATTCAAATTATAATTTAATGCAAAGATAGGAATAGTTTTCAAATTATACATAGAATACACAAGAATAGTATCAAAAAATAATTTGAAAATTTTTCTATCAAAATTTGGTTTATTCAAAATAAAGATTGATATTTGCACCATGATAATCAAGGCATAATTTGAATAACAATTAAAAGATATACGATCATGGCAACAAAGAAGATTGATGAAAAGAAAACATTGAAGTATGCAGTAGCATTCTACTTCTGTACATCAGGTAAGATAAACTTCATGTTAGGCAATAAAATGTATCAGCATATAAATACTGTTTATGACCAAAGAGAAGATGGTAGAGGTTTCAATACCTGTGAAGTCGTTTATAATTACAAGGCTCAAAAGTACGAGGTTCTGAATGTAGATACAGAGATAGGCAACAAAGAGATTACGATATTATAAGTTTAACCAGCATGGCGAAAGCCATGCGCAATATAGAAGGATATGAAAGAAAATATATTTTTAAAAGCAGTTATAGAAAAACCGTTATTGAATAATGAACCAGAAGTTTTATATCTTTTCGTTCAAATAATCAATGAAATAACTTCTTGTATGTCAGAAGACGAGTTAAGAGGCTGTATGAACTCTTTAATAGTAAGATACCCTTATTTTAAACTGTTTTTCGATTATGGTTTTGGACATAATCATATGTGGGTGAAAGCATCAGGTTCTTTAGAAAGATTGATATTGGTTGAGTTCTAATCTGGTAGCTTTCGGGCTACCACAATATACACGATTATGAAAGCAGATCTAGTTTTAGTTATCAGCCCTGAAGCCCCACTGATGAAGCAACTGGGTAAAGTATTGGATAAGATGGTAACGCCTTATGACTTCTCTACTATAGAGAGGGGTGAAAAGTACATCACCATACAGCATGATGAAACTGGGCTTGTAGTGGCTTATACGAGTGAAGAAAGATTGAACGTAAAAATGAATTAAGAATGAAGAATGTATTAGAATCTTTGAAAGAAAGTGTCAAGAGTGGCAAAATCACAATCAGAGAGGCAGCTATAAAGCTGCATAAAGCAGGGTGGACGAGTTTTGTAGACGTGGATAAAACGAAACAATTACTTGAATTATGAACTCAATAAATGTAAACGGTTGCAGCGTATGCCAGCCCGGCAAAGAGAATTACACTACCTACGCAACGAAGTTAGGCAGAAAGAGAGTGAGAATGTACCAGTACGACTACCGTACTGAAAGTGGTGAACTCTTTGCTTGTTGTGCGCCTACCTTAGAGGCGTGTAGAGAAAGACGGGACAAATGGTTGGACGCTAAAAATAAATCAGTATGTTGACAATAGAAATACCAAAATCAAATAGAAGAAAATCCGAGGAAGACGCACTTGCATCTTTCATCCTCTCGGAAATCAAAGAGAAAGGTGAATGTGTTTACTTTCATTATGGCGTAGGATGGGGAAATAACTGGCCTCATTGTTGGACAAAAAATACTGGAAGTGACGCTAAAGACAGACACCAAATTTCGGAGTTGGCGCACGATAATGTCATAAGAGCATTTATAGACAAGGGCTATTCTGTCGAGTATAGAAGTGAAATAGCCGCCGGAAGATATGTGATTATCAGAGGATAGCTACAATGGAAATGAAAACGAAAACAAGTAAAGTCACGTTTCTACTCCGTTCCAAAAATCTGCAAAAAGCATTATCTATCTTTCCCACTTTTCATATTAACGTTCATCAAAGAAGAATGCAAGACTTTACAGGTTACCAGTGAAATACTTTCCTGTAATTCTTTATCTTACCAGCAATTCGGCATTGATATCAACAAAGGAATTATAACACACATAACAAAGTATTGACAAGCCGTGTCAGTACTTTGTTTTCCTCATTTTTCCCCTTAGCTCCCTTATTAAGTACCTTCGTTTCTGTAACGCAAAAAAAGCAATTATGGAAATTATTTACAGAAAACTAGAGGAACTGAAGAAACTGGAAAACAATCCAAGAACTATTTCGGATGAACAGCTAGACAAACTTAAAGAGTCAATCCGAAACAATCCGGATTATTTCGAAGCCCGACCGATCATCCTGTCAGACCGTACTGGCGAATTGATCATTATAGCCGGAAACCAAAGGTATGATGCCTGTATATCGCTAGGTATGCAACAAGTACCGACCGTTCTTATTCCCAACCTGACCGAGGAAAGGGAACGTGAGCTAATCATACGTGATAACGTTAACAACGGACAATGGGACATAACCAAGTTGTTTGACTGGGATTGTAACGAGTTGCTTAATTGGGGTATGGAAGGCATCAGCTTTCCTGATCCGACAGATTTTTCAGAAGATATAGAAGACAGTCATAATGTACTCAAGAACGCAAACTATGAAGCCGGAGCTCATATCAAATATTTAGTATTTGAGGGGTATAAGATTCCAGTCAGTGAAAGCGAACTGGAAGCACTGAAAGCACGGGCTTCTGAATATTTGGATGAGAACGGTGTAATGGTTGGTTTTGTTAATAATCTACTTGGCTTATGATGGAATACATAGACATATCAATATTGAACCCGGCAGAATATAACCCACGCCTGCTCACTAATGAAGCACAAGAAGATTTAAAAAAATCCATCAAGGAATTAGGCATTATCAAACCGATCATCATACGTCAATCGGATAAACGTATCATGGCAGGACACCAACGTACAAAGACAATGAAGCTGCTTGGGTATACCCATGTTCCAGCCTTTATTCTTGACGGTGTAAACTCCACCGATGAAGTAAGGTTCAACCAACTTCACAACTATGCGGAATGTGAGTTGTCGGAAATCCAACCAGAAATCAATGTAAGTCTTCCTAAAGGAACAGAAGGATTTTATACTGTATCCAACAAAGATATCTCCATTCTTTCCAAAGGAGGAAACAACTCACGTGTTGTTGACCTTACGAAAATGATTCTCCGTTACGGCCAGTTTGCAAATGCCGTATGTGACCATACCGGGAAAGTGATCATCTCAACAGTATATGCCAAAACGGTAAAACTATTAGGTATGGACCTACTTGTATATGTCCTTCCAGAAGGGAAAGAAGAAATCGCGCTCAAATACTTCTCTAAGGAATATGGAGTGTTCGAGTATTCCCATCTGGAACGAAAGACCTATATACAGTCTTTTGCCCAAAAGGCACGGCTACGGCAAAAGAACGGGGTTCCAAGCAAGCGTAGCCATTCAACGTTGTATGAAACGCAGGTTATACCATACATCACCAAGGATATGCGCATACTCGATTTCGGTGCCGGACAAAAGGATTACGCAACCATACTGAAGAAAAAAGGCTATCTCATTGACGCCATTGAATTCTTCCACCGCAAAGATGGAGCGGACATCATTGATGAAAAGGAAATCAGGCAAGACTGTGCTTCCATATGCAAGACCTTGTCGGACTACGGGCTGTACGATGTGGTTGTGTGCGATAGCGTGTTGAACTCTGTGAACTCAGAAGAGGATGAAAAGAATGTCTTACTTTCGTTATCAGCATTATGCAAGCCCGGAGGAATGATATTCTGGTCTGGCATTCCGCTGCTGTTCGCCCAGAAATCATCTGAACGCAAGGAAACACACGACCATCGTTCTAAAGCCGTATTTCTTGACGCAAAGAACTTCACAGCCAACTTCCGTTTTGGTGAATGGTACTTCCAGCATTATCATTCCACAGCTGACATCGTCAGATTAAACACAGCTTACATCGGAAAGGATTTTAACATATTCGATAAAGGAATGAAGATAAGCCCAGAAAAAGAGTTAAGAGGTTCGTCATTTCAAGTAGCATCAACCAACGGAAGGAGCGCAAGTAAGAGTGATTATCTGAAAGCGTTGCAATATGAATTCACACTTCCTCTTCCCAATAATCGCAAATGGGATTTGGACAAAGAAATTATACCAATCTTTAAAACACTATAAACAATGGCAGCACCTAAAGGAAATCAGTTTTGGATGTTACGCAGCAAGCATGGCAGGGATAAACTCTTCGCCACGCCTGAAGCGTTATGGGAGGCGGCGTGCGAATATTTCCAATGGTGTGATGAAAACCCATGGACAACAAGAAAGGCTATACAACGTACCATGCCTGTTAGACGCAAAAAAGGTAAAAGAACAGAAACTGTTAATGAACAGCAAACACAACAAGAAGTTTCACCTACACAGCGCCCCTACTCTCTCACCGGATTATGTATCTATCTAGGTACTTCATCACGTTGGTGGAGTAGCTTCAGAAGTGAATGCATGAAAAAAAATGATGAAGATTTTTTGCACGTCATCGCGCGGGTGGAAGAAACCATCGAGACTCAACAATTTGAAGGAGCCTGTGTTGGCGCTTTCAATGCAAACATTATAGCCCGAAAGCTAGGGTTGTCCGACAAACAGGAAGTGGATCATACAACACAAGGCAAACCCTTCAACGGATTTGACTTTCTTCCCTATACTCCCGAAGCTGACAAATTGAAGTGATATGGAGCAAAAGGTTAACTTAAAACAGCGATTGGCATACAATTTTCTTCGTGACAGCAAAACGAAATTTTTATTGTATGGTGGTGCCGGAGGTGGTGGTAAATCATGGCTAGGCTGTGAATGGCTGATGCAATGTGCCTACTATCTTCCCGGTACTCGCTGGTTTGTTGGCCGAAATAATTTGAAGGATAGCCGTGAGTCCGTTACCGTGACCTTCAATAAGGTAGCATCTTCTCACAGCTTCACGGCATACAAGACAACAAATGAAGGGATAGCCTTCGACAACGGAAGTGAAATCGTTTATATTGACTTGACGTATTATCCGGTGAAAGATCCGATGTATGAACGATTGGGGTCTAAGGAATATACAGGAGGATGGATAGAGGAAGCTGGTGAAGTGCACTACCTTGCCTTCGAAGTCTTGAAAACCCGTATCGGCCGCCACATGAACGATGTATATCATGTACCCGGAAAGATACTTATCACCTGCAACCCGAAGAAAAACTGGCTATACCGTGAATTCTACAAGCCCTGGAAAGAAGACAAATTACAAGCTCCTTATGCATTTATCCAAGCTTTGGTGCAGGATAATCCTTGGGCAACAGAAGACTACATCGAAAGTCTTCGAAACACAAAAGACCGGGTAACAAAGGAACGCCTATATTTCGGCAATTGGGAGTATGATAATGACCCGACTGCCCTGTGTAACTACGACGCTATCTGTGACTTATTCACGAATGAGTTCATTGCTCCTGCAGGTGAATCTACCGGTTCTGCAGACCTTGCAATGAAGGGACGAGACAGATTTATCGCCGGTCATTGGAAAGGGAATGTGTGTTTTATCAAACTGGATCAGGAATACAGTACTGGAAAATCCATTGAAACAGACCTGAAGCGGATGATGATAGAATGCTCTATTCCTCGTAGTAAGATGATTGCGGACTCCGACGGATTGGGGAACTATCTTGAAAGCTATCTGAACGGTATCAAGGAGTTTCATGGAGGAGCACGACCTATTAATCCTGAATTTGACAATTTGAAATCAGAGTGTGCCTTCAAACTGGCTGAGATGATTAACAATCGATTGCTTCGTATCGTATGCACGGAAGCACAGCGAGAACGGATCATTGAAGAATTGTCAGTTCTCAAACAAGCACATATTGATGCAGACACACGGAAGAAAGGAATAATCAGCAAAGAAAAAATGAAAGAAATATTAGGTCATTCCACAGATTACCTTGATATGCTGATAATGGCAATGATATTCCGCATCAAACCAACACCCAAACGACCAAAAGCAAAAATAGGAAAGATATGACAGTAAAAGAATTTTTGACAATAAGCAGCATTGCCACCGAACCCGAGGTCATTAGAACCAAGTTGGATGAACTGAAAAAACCTTATCAACTAGGGCAGTATAAGACACCAGATACCCTAAACGACATAAATATGGGAGAACTGATGCAACTGCAATCCATCGAAACAGAACACGATATCTTGTTCGTTCCCTGTACTGTACTGATGGGGCTGAGTAAACGTTATATATCCCAACTTCCAGCTACCGATGTACTGGGATTCGTACAATGGGTGGCCAAAGAAGTTGAACGAATAAATAAACTATTCGCGTCGACTAATGTACCACCCACACCCGAAGAGAAGCAAGCAGGATCCGAATTGCTAAATTTTGGACCTTTCGGCATGATTGATTACTATGCGCAGCGCATGGGTATCACTGATCATGCAGAAGTAGACAGCGTGCCATGGGTCAGAGTATATAAATGTCTTGACATGGACGCCAAAAGAGTAAGATTCGAACGTAGATTAAGAAACATATTAAGTAAGAAGAAATGACGGTAGAGCAAAAAATTAAAAAGATAGTAGACTCCATGGAGGGTGTAAGTTACCTTTTTGACAACTGGCAAACAGCCAATATAAGACTGGACAAGATTAAATTGCCGGCAGTGCTTAATCTCCTTCCTGTAAGCGGAACTTTTAATCTAGGCAGACAGCAGTTAAGAGACTGCCCCAACTGTATGATGGCATTCATGGATAAAACCAAGTTCGATTTTGATGGCACAGAAAATGATGCAGTGATAGAAGGATGCAAGAATAAAGCCAAGGAATTCATATTGCTATTGAACAGGAGTGGGATGTTCAAAGAAATATCAGGAGATATCCCTTATTCTGTTTTCTATGACAAGCTGGATGTTAATGTAACCGGAATAGTTATCCAACTTAAGTTAGAAGAGATAATGGGTACTGTTATTTGCAACAAGAGCGTAAAAGAGATTGTATATGGCAGCAGAAACTAAAGCCGGAACCCTAAGGATAATAGGTGAAGAGCTGGAAGCGTTACGCAAGCGAATTATAGCCAACCATGAAGCAGCCGGACAAGTAGCCAGTGGAAGGACAAAGGGCAGTCTGAAAGTAGAAATGTCGGAGGACGGAGGCGTTTTGTGGGGCAGGCAGGCATTCGCGGTACTAGAAACCGGACGTGGGCCAGGGAAAGTTCCGAAAGGATTTTACAAGATTATCCGCCAATGGGTGGAAGATAAGGGTATACAAGTAAAGAAGCCCGATTCCTTCGCCTACCTTGTCGCTAGAAAGATAGCCAAGGAAGGAACGGAACTATACCGAAACAGAAAACACGAGGAAATCTATTCCCGTGATCTAGAAAATACCGTGGACAATATAGCCAGCAGGGTATCGGCTATATATGAAACAGAAGTTGAACATATAAATCTGAATTTCGACAATGAGAACACATACGATAGATAATACAACAATTGAATATCCTGACCAAATAGGATTCTGCTTTAATCCTGTGATAATAAATATCCTTGGCGGAAACTATCAATCTGTTACTGCAACGGTAACGGACACCACCACAGCCACATCAGACAGAGAGAACAGAGCGACGTTCGGTGGTTCCTGCTTCTTTGACCTATCATTCTATACGCAGAGCTATTTTGACGAATACAGAGAAGTCGATTACAAGTCAACTCACGCCGAAGATAGTAAGTTAGGACGTCTGTTTAGCATAGAGCTTGATATGTATAACGAATCAGGAACACTTGAAAACAGCTTCCAGTTCAACGTATTCATATTGTGGGGAGCCAGTAAGGTTGGAGAGCAGTATAATGGAAGCCGAGTGCTGACATGGTTCAAAAACTACCCATTCTCTGTAGGCTTATACTCTGCAACATCAGGGAATGTAAAAGTAACTATAGATGGTTCCGAAAGCTCCCCTATCGCATTATCAGGACAAAATGCATGGAATATCATTCTTGCTGGAATAGATGCTTCAGACAGGGTGGAATTTTATCTACCTGGAAGTAATACGGCAGCATCTGTTTTTGACCACACCTTTGATTTCACCTTCCGAGGGCTGCTCAATATGGCCACAAAGATCACTTGTAAGGTTGACAATTCAGACTGTGGAATATACTTGAGATGGATCAACCGCCATGGAATGTGGTGTTACTGGCTATTCATGCAAGGAGACGAGACTTCGCAGGTATCCAATGACGGAGAGTTCATCAGAAACAATATGCAGGATTACAGTTACAAGAACGGATACCATGGAGGTAGCGGACGAAAGCAAAGGAAAATGGAAGAAACGACACTTCCCGTATGCGCTCCATTAATAGACAGCATAACTTATGACTTCCTTTACCAAATGGCCACATCTCCTGTTGTTGATATGTTCATGGGCTATGATGATAACGGTAACGCCAGATGGATGGCCGTAAATGTGTCTGTGGGAAATTTCGTCAAACAGCGGGTATCACTGCAAGACTTTGAAGCGAACATTATATTACCTGAAACTAACGTGCAGAGCTTATGAGAAATGAATTATTATATGTCGGTGCCAACAACAAATTAATAGATATGGACGACAGCACCAATATCACATTAAAATACAAGAATAATATATTCACCGATATAGGCAAAATTGTAAGTAACACAAGCTACACTATTAAACTTCCAAACACAGTGAGGAATCAGTCTGCATTTCTTCACGCAGACCTGCCATCCTGCCAATATTCCGTTGCTTCATTTTACCTTGACGCTAGATACATAAGAAACGGAGTAGAAATTATCAAAGGGGCAAAAATATACTTGATAGGCACGTCTGATGTGTTTGAAACCGCATTAATATGGGGAAACGCAACACAATTTTCAAGTATTGCCAATGAAGAAAAAAAACTGCAAGATTTAAAAGAACGTTGGCATTATGAAAGCCAAGGGAATGATCCATTTCCTGATTATTACATCGAATGGAATAGCGGAAAGAACGTAAGCCAATATGATAGTCATGGAGATTTCTTTTTCCCAAAAGTAAATTACAATATACGTTCAGCCGATAAAGACTTACCCTATCATCCGGCAGTTAAAGCAACATGGATTTTAGAACATATATCACTTGATAATGATGTGATATTCATTTTTCCAAGTGAACAGCAAGCAGTCTTGAACAAGCTGTTTATCCCATTGCTGACAAGAAATGACGGGTTGGAATTCTCTCAAAAGAATGAACTGTGGTTGAATGCAAAATATTACCTTAACCAAGGAACCGGGCCTATTGAACTTTACTTCGAAAACAAAGAATATTCATCATATTATGGAACGGTAAATAAAAGCTCGCTAAGCGAAGGCACATTCATTAGTGGAATAAAGACAAAAGGAAACTCCATAAAGCTCAATGCTTCAGGCAAAGTATCAATACATACTTTAACTTCTTTCTATCCCAGCAATGCAGCCATGATAGCTTATTATATTGAGAACGGAGAGAACAATGAAATATTCAACATAGGATATACGGATATAATAAGCAATGGAGGAAACTCTTACAATATTACGTTTGAGTTCGAAGGTGTAGAATCTGACTCAGTAAACAAAGGTACAGATATCCGGTTTGGATTCACAAATATCGGATTTATTGCAGACGTATCAAACGGTGTAGATGGAATCATAAATCTAAGAATGGAAAACAGCCTTGTATCGCCCAAGCAACCAGACGAAAGTATTCTTAACGGGAATGGTCATTACCCCATTATACCAAATTTGCCAGATATGACACAGCTTGATTTTATTAAAGCAATATCTACCATGCTAGGCGTATTTGCATATCCTATTGAAGGCACGAACATTATAAGATTTATGTCTGTCGATGATATCATAAAGAAAAAAGAACAAGCGTACAATTGGACTAGACGGGTAATAGCATCGTATATGGCCAACAAGCCTAAAGAAATGAAATTCACTATCGATGGCTTTGCACAAAGAAATATACTTAAATACAAAGACGATGATACGGTAAAAGGCAACTACAGTGGAGAAATTACTTGCTTGATCAGCTCATTAGAGAAGTCTAGAGAAATGGCAGAGTTGAAATTTGCAGGATGCGACATGAGAGGAATTACAGCATTCATACGATTGTACAAATATGACGGAGAGGGAAAGGCTGAACTGCAAAAAGTTCAACCAAGAATACTTCTCGAGGAAAACAATGGAGGTCTATCAAATGGAACCTTCACACAATTGTCGTTCACAGATATCATAAAAAGATTCTACACAAGCTTTCAAAATGCAGTGTATACTCCCAAAATCATTAAAGAAAAAATAGAAATAACAGAAAAAGACTTGAGAGACTTAGATATGACTACTCCAGCATATCTGGCCCAATATGGAAAATATTATGCAATTCTATCCGTTACAGCAGAAAATACAGGAATAGCAAATGTTGAATTATTACAATTAGACATCTAAAATTATGGCAGACAAAGTAGAAAAGATACTTGATATCAAAGTGAATTATAATGAGGCTATCAAAGCTATAGCCGAGTATCAGACAAAAATCGACAAAGCCAAAGAAGCAGAGGCGAAACTGAAGGAACAGTTAAAGGCTGGAGACATAAAAAGGCAGCAGTACAATGAAGAAATGGCGGCATCTAAAGCCTATATCAACGACTGTAATGATTCGATACGTGTTATAACGAAAACAATGCAAAATCAGCTCAAGCAGGAGAAGGCACAAGAAAACAGCCTTGTTTCTCTCCGTGCCAAACTGTCAAACCTAACGGCTGAATACGATGCTTTATCCGAAGCGGAACGTAAAGGTGCTAGCGGCACAGAATTGAAAAACAAGATTAATGAGGTTACTGATGCTCTAAAGGGCGCTGAAGAAGAGACACAGCGATATTACCGAAATGTTGGCAATTACAAGGAAGCTATAATGGAAGCCGCCAATGCCAATATCCCGTTCGTGCAGCAGATAAATGTAATGGTGACCTCCTTGGGTGAAGTAAGAAATTATTTGTCTGGAGTAAAAACAGAAATGCTTACAGTTTCGACCACCACAACCGGCTGGATTAAAGTTTTGAAACTGTTGAAAGTTGCTCTACTTGGAACTGGTATTGGAGTATTAATTGTAGCTTTAGGATCTTTGGTATCATGGTTCACCAAAACACAGAAGGGCGTGGAAGCAGCCAATAAGATAATGGGTGCTCTTGGTGCCACTGTAAATGTCTTAATAGACCGGGCAGGCAAGTTGGGAAGTGCTTTAGTGAATCTGTTTACTGGGAACTTCAAACAGGCGGGGAATGATGCCAAATCCATATTCGCTGGTATCGGTGATGAAATAGTCAATGAAACCAAACAGGCGTGGAAGCTGGCAGAAGTCTTGAATGAGATAGACAAGAGGGAAGTCATGCTGTCCATGTCACGTGCCGCTAACCGAGCTGAAATTGAGAAGCTGAAAAAAGCTGCAGATGACCAGACCCTGTCCACACAGGAACGTATCAAAGCTGCGGAAAAAGCTGCAGCAATGGAAAAAGAGGACTTAAAAATCCAAACAGACTTAGCGAAAGCAAGAATTGCCAATATGCTCGGATATACTAAAGTAACAAAGGAAGCCCTTAAGACCATTGAGGACATGCAAAAAGGAGCAATTACAGCAGATGAAGCTATTGGAAAAATCGGTATATCGGAAAGCACTATTGATGACCTTAGGAAATTAAGCGAAGAAGTAAACAGATTAAGTGAATTGGAAGAAAGCAGTTACACCCGTCAGACAGAGCAGCAAAATACCCTAAACTCTATCCGCCAGGAAGGTGCAGACAAAGCAAAGGAAGCAAAGCAAACAGAACTGGAAGCAGTAAGGGCAGCAGAAGATGCTATGCTTGCCTTGGTGAAAGACAAGAGAGAACAAGCACGGAAAGAGATTGAATTGAACTATTCCCGGCAGATTGAGGATTTGCAAATCAGTTTAAAGCAAGAAGAGAACCTTACCGCCAAGGCTCGTGAAGCCATCAACGCCAAAATAAAGGCTTTGGAACAACAAAAATCTATGGAGCTTAGCAAGCTGTCCGATGAGGAGCTGAAAAAAGAACTGGAGAACCGTTTAAAAATGATATCCCTGCAATTGGAATCGGTCAAGGAAGGCAGCGAACAGGAATACCAGTTAAAGATACAACAATTACAAGCACAACAAGAGGCAGAACTTACCAGCACAGAACAGACCGAAGAAATGAAACTGGCCATTAAAGCAAAGTACAATACCAAGATAGACGAACTGGCAACAGCTCATGAGCAGAATATTATCAACAAGCAAAAGGAAGCCATGCGCATACGCTTTGAAACGGAAATCGCACAAGCATATGATAACGAAGAGGAAATTCTTCGTATAAGGATGGAACAAAAGAAAGCCGAGCTCGATAGCCTGCAGCAAATGGAAGGTGAAAGTATAGAAGCATTCAATCTTCGCAAGCTGGAAGTACAGAATGCTTATCTGGAATCCAAAAAAGGACTGAGCGATAAGGAGATTGAAATAGAACAAGCTAAATATGAAGCAATGGAACAGGTGACAAATGGTCTTGTAGCTCTCACAGAACAAATTGGGGAGTCTGACAGAGGGTTTGCTATGGCAAGCAAAATGTTGGCTTTGGCAGAGATCGCCATCAATTCAGGTAAGGCGATCGCAAAAATGGTATCCGCTGAATCAGGGAAAGGTATTCTTGGTATAGCTACAATGGCATCAGGTATTGCAACAATCCTTTCTAACATTGCAAATGCTGTTAAGATAGTAAAAAGTGCTAAATTTGCAGAAGGTGGTTTGGTTACAGGACCGGGGACAGGAACGAGCGACAGTATTCCGGCACAATTGTCGAATGGAGAATCCGTTATAACTGCCAAAGCTACGTCCATGTTCGCCCCTATCCTATCATCCTTCAATATGATGGGTGGAGGTGTACCTATTAATGTAACAGCAACGAATAATCAAACTTTAGGCGAAGATATGCTGGCCAGAGCAGTCGCCAAAGGAATGATGATGGCTCCTGCCCCTGTCGTTTCTGTAGAAGAGTTTACCTCAGTTGCGAATAGAATTAAATACATAGAAGAAAGCGGTAGTTTATGAAAGCATACGAACTATTATATATAAACAGGAACACTCTTAGGATAATGTCTGAAATGTCATTGGATGCATCAGATATTAAATACCTGGAAATGTATAAAGACTACACCCGTCTTACGGCTGAAGGTCATAAAAAGGCATATATCATGCAGTACCTGGCAGATGAATACAGCATTTCAGAAAGGACCATCTATAGAGTCATTGACAGGTTGTCCGTTGACGTTTCAATTCAATAAGGGGGAAGATTATTCTTCCCCCTATTTTTTTACTGACAAAGCGTGTCAGTGCTATTATGTTCTGAAATTCTTATAGCCATATACCGTTTTTTACCTTTGCTTCAAAATAGATTATATATGGCGAAATTATACATCAACAAAGATATTGTTGCGGATAAAGACAAAATGGAAAATTGGTATCTAACTGGTGAAGATGGATTGTCTTTTCCCGATATTCAAAATTTCCTATCTTGGATAGATCCGAATGACCACGTTATTGATATTGAGATACATTCATGCGGTGGTGATGCCGTTGAAGGGTATGCCATTTATGACGCCTTACGTGCTTCAGGAAAGCAAATCAGCTGTACTGCAGTAGGACGATGTGCATCCATGGCAACCGTGATATTATTGGCCGCTGCAAAAGAAAGACGTTTTGCTTATCCACATGCAAAGTTTCTTATTCACAAGCCTTATATGGCTTCATACGATGGAGACCTTGATCTTGAAACCCTAGAATCAATAAAATCAAACTTGGAGAGTGAAAAAAACAAGATGCTAGCTTTGTATGTAGAACGCACAGGATCGGAAGCCTCAGTTATCGAAGCCCAAATGAATAAAGCCGGTTGGTTTGGTGGTGAAACAGCCAAACAATTAGGTTTTATCACGACCGTTCTTATGCCTACAACTGCCAAAGGGAGAACTTACACATTTAATAACAAAAAAATGAACAAAGAAAAAGAAGTAACAGTGAAGCAGACTATCATAGACAGGCTGCTGGCCAAATGCGGCTATCAAAAAATTGAAGACGTACAGGTCGTATCTATGGAATTGACAAATGCCGAAGGTAACACGCTTACCGTGGAAAGAGATGAAGGTGAACCCCAAGTAGGAGATACAGCAAGTCCCGATGGCGAACATGTCATGCCTGACGGAAAGACTATCATTGTGACAGATGGCGTTATTACAGAAATTAAAGATCCTGATGAATTGGAAGAGGATGAAGTGAAAGCTTTAAAAGCCCGTATAGAAGAGTTGGAAACTGAGAATGCTTCTCTAAAGACGAATGCCCGTACCATTGAGGACAACAAGATTCTGAACGCAGTCCGTATGGCCGGGGGCGAAAACTGGCTGGCAAAACATTGTAGTACTTATAAAGTGTCAGCTCGTACCCAAATATGGGGCATAGAACGAAGCGGTTTTTTCAATGGTCGGGAAAAATGGGCGAAAGG